GCGCTCTCGGCCATGGCGGCCTCCAAGCTCTCCGACGAACGCGCGTCCGCGCTCAACTACTACATGGGCAACATGTCGAAGGACATGCCGGCCCCGGATGGGCGCTCGAAGGCGGTCTCGAGCGACGTCGCCGACACCATCGAAGGCCTGATGCCGCCGTTGATGGAGATCTTCGCCGCGGGCGAGGAGGTGGTGCAGTTCGCGCCGGTCGGACCCGAGGACGTCGCCGCCGCCGAGCAGGAGACGGACTACGTCAACCACGTCTTCATGCAGCAGAATCCCGGCTTCCTGGTGCTCTACTCCTTCATGAAGGACGCGCTGCTCTCGAAGGTCGGCGTGGTCAAGGTGTGGTGGGAGCGCCGCGACGAGGTCGAGCGCGAGACCTATCTCGATCAGCCCGACGATGCGTTCGCGCTGATCGTTTCGCAGCCGGACGTGCAGATCGTTGAGCACAGCGAGCGTGAGATTCCGCTTCCTCATGCTGAGGAGCCGCGCGACAGCGCGGCGTCTCGAAGCATGGCTCGAGGCGACGCGCGGCCGTCCTTCGAGACGCGCCCTGCGGGCGCTCCTCAGGACGAGGGCACGGCGGTTTCGCGCCCCAAGTTGCACGACCTCACCATCGAGATCCGCCGCACGCGCGAATGCGCCCGCGTCGAAGGCGTGACCCCGGAGGAATTCGGCATCAGTCGGGGCGCGCGTTCGATCAAGGACACGGATTATTGCTTCCACGACGTGTTCCGCACCGAGTCGCAGCTGATCGCGCAAGGCTACGACCGCGAGCAGGTCAAGAAGCTGCCGTCGTATACGCTCGCGCACACGATCGAGGAACAGGCGCGCGACACCGTCAACGAATCGACCCTGCGCCAGGGCGACGACGGGCTCAACGCCTCGAGCCGGCTCATTCGCATCACCGAGCACTACGTGCGCATGGATTACGAGGGCAACGACGAGGCCGCGCTCTACCGCTGCACCACCGCCGGCGAGGAGGGCGAGCTCTTGCTGCGCGACGGCGAGGCGGACGTGGTGCGCGAGGACGTGATCCCGTTCGCGGCCATGACCCCGGTCATCGTCACGCATCGCTTCTTCGGCCGCTCGATCGCCGACCTGGTGATGGACATTCAACGCATCAAAACCGCGCTCTTACGCGCGCTGCTCGACAACGCCTATCTCGCCAACAACCCGCGCACTGAGGTGCCGGAGAGCCACGCCACCGAGACCACGCTCGACGATCTCCTGGTGTCGCGCCCGGGCGGGATCGTGCGCACCAAGATGCCGGGCGGCCTCTCCGTCATCGAGCATCCCGACATCGGTAATCACGTCTTCCCCTTGCTCCAGTATCAAGACGCAACGCGCGAATGGCGCACGGGCGTGTCGCGGCAAGGGCAGGGGGTCGACCCCAACGCGCTGCAGAACCAGGTCGCCACCATTGCCAACCAGATGTTCAATGCCAGCCAGGCCAAGGTGAAGCTGATCGCCCGCATCTTCGCCGAGACCGGCATTCGCGACCTGTTCTCGCTCCTGCACATGACGATCCGCAAGAACGGCTCGCAGGCGCAGACCGTGCGGCTGCGCAACCAATGGGTGACGGTCGACCCGCGTGACTGGAAGGCGCGAAACGACATGACCATCAATGTCGGGCTCGGCACCGGCTCCAAGGCCGAGCAGCTGGCGCACCTGCAGCTCATTATCGGCGCGCAGAAGGAGGCGATCGCCGCCGGTCTGGTCAGCGCCAAGAACCTGTTCCACTCGGCGAAGGAGCTGGTGAAGCTCGCCGGGCACAAGAACGTCGATGCGTTCTTCACCCCGCCCGGCGCGCCGGCCGATCCCGCCGACCCGGCCTCGGCGCCGATCCAACCGCCGCCGGATCCCAAGCACGCCGAGATCGCGGCCAAGGCGCAGGCCGAGCAGGCCAAGATCACCGCCGACGCCGCGCATCAGAAGATGAAGCTCGATGCGCAGCTCGCGTTCGAGCGGGAGAAGTTCGCGCTGGAGAAAGAGCTCAAGCTCCTCGATCTGCAGATCGCGCGCGAGCGCCATCAACAGGAGATGGCGCGTTCGACCGTGAAGACGATTGCGGACGCTGCGGGCGCGATGCCGCCGCCGCCGTTGGCGAGCTGAGGAGCACAAAATGAGCGACGACAAGCTCGAGGCCGCGCTCGCACGCGGCGCCCGCGCCAAGGAGTTGCTCGGCAGCGAGCTGTTGAAAGAGGTCTTTGCCCAGATCGAGTCCGATTACATCGAGGGATGGCGCCACACCTCCGCCCGCGACACCGATGCGCGCGAGCGGCTCTGGCTCGCGGTGCAGGTGCTCGGCCTGGTGAAGGACCATCTCGTCATCATCGCCAATGACGGCAAGCTCGCCCAAGCCGAGCTCGATCGGCTCGCGGGCCTCGCCGCCTAAAACGCAATGCGTCACCCGCGGGACGGGTCGCCCCGCCGACATTGTCGGCGGGGACCCCGTTGACCCGCGGGTCCATCTTCTTCGCGAGAAGTTTTGCGAAGGCGATGGATCGCCGGGTCAAGCCCGGCGATGACGAATGGAGTGAACTAAGAGGAATATCATGGACACAAATACCATCATCGGCACCGACGCGCCGGCCTCATACGCGCTCGAGCGCAGCGCGCCGGCGGACACGCCCGCTTATCTCTCGACGCACGACGCAGCCGCGGTGCTGCGCAAGCTGCGCCAGCCGAAGACCAATGACACCGATACCCCCGATCCGTCCGCGCGCGCGATGACCGCTGCGCCGGAGGCGGGCCATAGCGCGTCGTTAAGGGCGTTCACGCCCGTCTTCGACGGGCTACGGACGCGCGTAAACGCGCTTATGGAATCGACTGCTGCAGATGCAGCGGACGACGCCGCTCCTGGTCCCCGGGTTAAACCCGGGGATGCACAGGATCCCGGCGCAAGGACCGAAGGCACTGATCCGGGAGCCACCGAGCTTTCGCCCATCAAGCCGCCGAGGTCTTGGACGAAGGAAGACAAGGAGCTCTTCGCGAGCCTCCCTCGCGCGACGCAGGAACGTCTGGCCGAGCGCGAGCGGTCACGCGAGGGCGATTTTCTTCGCCGTCAGAACGAAGCCGCCGAAAAGCTCAAAGGCCTCTCGGCCAAGGAGCAAGCGGTGGAACTGGCAAGGCAAACTTACGAAGCGGCGTTGCCGCAGCTTCTCCAAACCCTGCAGCAGCAACAGGCGGGCGAATTCGCCGACATCAAATCGATGGCGGATGTTGAACGTTTAGCCCGTGAAGACTGGCCGCGTTACCTGCTCTGGGACCTGCAGCAAAAGAAGGTGGCCGAGGTCAGCCAGCACATGCTCGCGGCCCAGCACCGGCAGGCGCAGGAGAAGCTCACGCAATTTGTTGAATTCGCCAAGCGCCAGGACGATCTCTTCAAGGAGAAGGTCCCGGACATGGTGGACGAGACGAAGGCCGCGGAGCTGCAGAAGCAAGCGCTCGCCGTGCTCGGCGACCTGGGCTTCGATGAAGCGGAACTCATCCCGCTGTGGAACGGTCACAAGGAGCTCTCGCTCCGCGACCACCGGCTGCAGCTGTTGATCCGCGACGCGACGCTTTGGCGCGAAGCGCAAGCGAAAGCCAGGGCTGCGGCAGTAAAGCCAGTTCCCCCGGTTCAGCGGCCGGGCGCCGCCACGTCAAGGCACGGACGAAGCGCGCGTCCAGCACCTCACCCAACGGCTCGAACAGACCGGCTCGCTCCGCGACGCCGCGGCACTCGTCCGCGCGCGCCGCGCGGCGGTCCGGTAACGCACGGTCTGTCATGGCCGGGCTCGACCCGGCCATCCATCCTTCTTGCGAAGAAGATGGACCCGCGGGTCAAGCCCGCGGGTGACGGTTCTGTGCGCTGACAGAAAGGAACACATCCCATGGCAATGCCTACCAACACCTTCGCCACCTACGAGGCGATCGGCAACCGCGAAGATCTCTCCGACGTGATCTATCGCATCGATCCGACCGACACGCCATTCGTGACCGGCATCGAGCGCGAGAAGGCGACCGCCGTCAATCACGAATGGCAGACGCAGGCGCTCGCCGCCGCCGACACCACCAACGCCCAGCTCGAAGGCGACGACGCCGCCACGACCGCCACCACGCCGACGGTGCGGCTCGGCAACGTCTGCCAGATCTCCTACAAGGTGCCGCGCGTCACCGGCACCCAGCGGGCAGTTGAGCACGCCGGCCGCGACGACGAGCTCGCCTACCAGGAGATGCTCAAGGGCCTCGAGCTCAAGCGCGACATGGAGGCGATCCTGGTCGGCACCAACCAGGCCAAGGTGACCGGCAACGACACCACCGCGCGCAAGACCGCCTCGGTGCTGTCCTGGATCAAGAGCAACACGTCGAAAGGCGCGACCGGCTCGCAGCGCGCCTTCACCGAGGCGAATCTCAAGAGCGTGCTGCAGTCGATCTGGAACGCCGGCGGCAAGCCCGACATGATCATGGTCGGCGGCTTCAACAAGCAGGCGTTCTCGAGCTTCACCGGCCGCGCCACGCCGATCGAGGACGTCGGCTCCAAGAAGATCGTGGCCGCGGTCGATGTCTACGAGTCCGACTTCGGCCGCCTCAAGGTCGTGCCCAACCGCTTCCAGCGCGCGCGTGATGTGCTCGTGCTGCAGATGGAGATGTGGGCGGTCGCCTACCTCAACGGGCGGCGCATGGTGTCGATCCCGCTCGCCCGCACCGGTGACAGCGAGCGGCGGCAGATGCTGTCGGAATACTCGCTTGTCGCCCGCAACGAAAAGTCGAGCGGCGGCGTATTCGACAACACCACGTCGTAACACGGTCGGTGCGGCAGGTGCCCTCGCCCCGCGTCAGCGGGGAGAGGGCGCAAGATTTGATCCGCAATCTCGTTCGGGTGAGGGGCGCCGCGAGCGGCCCCTCACCCCAACCCTCTCCCCGCCGTAGCGCGTCGAAGACGCGCGTAAACGCGCTTAAGGCGGGGCGAGGGAGCGCACCGGCATGCTCAAGCATCAGGAGACCAACATGGCTTACCCGAGCACTCATAAACTCACCGTTGTCCACATTTCGGCCCACTCGCCCTCGATCGGTGCATCCCTGGTCGCCGCGTACCTGCGCGTGCCGTTCCGCTGCAGCATCGAAAAGCTCACGGCGGTGGCAAACGGCGCGATCACGGCGGCCGACTGCTCGATCGCGGTCGCGCTCAACGGCGCTGCGATCGGCGGCAGCCCCTTCACGTTGCCGGTGGCGGGCGCTGGCGCCGGCCAGGTCGCGTCGATGACGCCGACGGCCAAGACCTACGCCAACGAAGACGACACCGTCTCGTTCACGCCGTCCGGCTCCTCCGGCGCCAACATCGCCGGCAACTTCACCGCCGTGCTCAAGCAGGCCTGAGCCATGGGCGCGGTTCAATACATCGGCACCGGCCGCCTCGGCGCGTCGCAGGACGTGGCGTACGGCTCGAGCTCGGCCGCGAGCGCCGCCTTCGGCGCGCAGACCTACAAGGTGCGGCTCGTCGCCACTACCGATTGCCGCATCCGGATCAGCGATGGAACGCCGACCGCGGTCGCGACCGACACGTATCTGCCCGCGCTGGCGGCGGAGTATTTCACGGTGACGCCAGGGCAGAAGGTGGCCGCCATCCAGGTGTCGTCCGCCGGCACGCTCAACGTGACCGAGGTTTCGTGATGGCGTTCGGACGTCTCGGCGCCGGCGAGTTCGGCCGGATGGGTCTGCGCGCGATCGCGGCGCGTCTGTCGAGTCTGTCGAGCCTGCTGTTGCGCGACGGCTCTTCGCATCTGCTGTTGCGCAACGGCTCAAACCTCCTCCTGTTGGGACATTAGACCATGGCCAACTCGACGCTCGCCAATCTGACCGCCTCCGGCGCGCTGACCGGCCCGGAGCTGTTCTATTCCGACAACGGCGCGCAAGACGTCAAGGTCACGGCCAACCAGCTCAAGGCCTTCATCGTCGGCGCCGGCGCGGTCTCCGTCGCGAGCGGCAAGACGCTGACGGCCGCGAACACGCTGACGCTCGCCGGCACCGACGGCTCGACCCTCAACGTCGGCGCCGGCGGCACGCTCGGCACGGCGGCGTTCGTGAACACCGGCGCCAGCGGCGGCACGGTGCCGCTGCTCAATGCCGCAAACACATTCGGCGCCACGCAGACGTTGTCCCCGGCAGCGAACACGCAGGCGCTGGTCGCGTCCTCGTACAGCCTCACCGGCACGAATGCCCAAGCTCTGCTTGATCTCTCGGGCACGTGGAATACGAGCGGCAATCCGAACGCGATTCAGCTCAACATCACAGATACGGCGAGCGGCGCGAGCACAAAACTTGTGGACCTACAGATCGGCGGGGTCTCCAAGTACAGCTTCTTTAACTCCGCGCGCGCTTCCACCGGCCTCCAGATCGCTGGAGCGAATTCTGGCGGCTGGGCGATCATCAACGGAGCCGACTCTTCCGTCGTCAACAACTTCGAGTACCTGTCGGCTTTTGTCAGCTCAAACACGTTCGTCATCGACAGCAACAAGGCGGGAACTGGCACCGTTCGGACGCTGAGCCTTCGACAAGCGGGCAATTCTATCATTGATTTAAAAACTGGCGTTAATGGACCAACTGTCGCAGCGACATCGGCAATCCCTGCGGGCGGCACCGCAAGCCTCGGACTGATGTTCTCTAACACCGCCAACTTCGGTATTTTCTTCGGCTCCGGTGCGCCGACGCTCAGCGCGGCCAAGGGCTCGCTCTACCTCCGCAGCGACGGCAGCGCCACCAACAACCGCGCCTACA